CCTTGTCCATACTTACGAACATTTCACCAATACCTTCCACTATGCTCTTCCATGAACTTTTTAGCATGTTCAAGAAAGGTTCTGTGAATTCTGTTTCCGACAGGAAACTTCCTAATTCATCGGCACCAAAGAACGAAAGTATCTTGCCTATAATAAATGTTGGTAGGTCGACGAAGGCTTCCATGACCAATCCTATTGTTGATATGGCGAATTTTGCTGCACCACCAATCAAGGTAGTGACAGCAAAAGCCAATCCCTGTCTCAATTTTGATGCTATTGAATCGCCACTAAATTCCTTCATCCAGTCTGAATTCAGGTTTTCCCATGCCGCACTTAGATAACTTAGTGGACCAATTAATTTCTGGAACACCTTTCCAACAAAACCAAACAGTTTCATTATGGGTTTTATAAATCTCGATTCACCAAGACCCTTAACCCAATGCTCCAACCTATAAAAAGTATAAACAATTTCATCGAAAATTTTTTTTGCCATATTTACAAGATTGGGCAATTTCATCTTAAACATTTCTTTAAAAATGCTGCCCCAGAATTTACCGAATGCCGATAGTTCACTTCCAAAATTTTTCATAGAATTTATTGCATTTCCAATGCTTGAAGCTATTCCATTTATTTTATCGGCAACCGCACGAACCGGTTTGATATTGGATAATATTTTTCCAAATTCAGTAAACACATTTTTTGCTTTCATGTGTTTCATTTCATGTATCAGGTGACCAAGTTCTCCCCAGAATGTTCTGAAATACAATTTCATTTCATACATGGAATCCGGAACATGAAATGCTGCAATAAGCGCACCCACTGCTGTACTGAGAGCAAGCAAATTTCCAGAGAGAGCCAACAACCCACCTAACATTTTTGTAAAACCGACTTTTACAACAAAACCAGCTATTTCCGCCATATCTGCCAACCAACCAAGACCCATTGCGTCTAAAAGTTTATCTGTTTTGGTTGCTGCCCCATGACCCTTCTCGCCGCGCTTCTCCCTTAATGCTTCAAGTTCAGCATCTTTTGTTGACTTGAAATCCTTAAGAAAAGAAAGCATCCCATGAACCATGGGTTTTGTGGCGAGCGTAATACTCGGACCAATTATTTCCCATCCCTTCTTTATACTTTCTGTAGACTCTGACAGTAAAGTTTGGATTGTGGCAAGAACTGGGTTATATGAAACAAATTTTCAAATGATTCCTTTTGAAAAGAATTCCCCAACTTTAGTAACTGCCTTGGATATTTGGTCTCCCTGAGCTTTAAGGGCTTTATGCATTTCATCCCAATAACGCTGTTCGGCAGTTCTCGTATCTTCCGGCTTATTCATTTTTGTTAGAACCGAGATAGCATCCGTCATGGCTGACATTGATGCTGTCAACTGTTCAATGAGTTTTTCTCCAATTTCTGCCTTGGCTTTTTCCGCAGCGGCATCCTTTACACCCCTGGACTTTGCTACGCTGTCACTGACATTGGTTGTTGGTGGTAGAGTTGGCATATATTATTCTTCTTTTGACTCGTCTTCTTTTATTTTTGTTTTACGTTGATGTCTCTTGTCATTGAACCTGATATTGTCTCCAAACTTCATAAGTGCGGCTGTCATACCGGCAATGGGTGTCAGTAGGGCACCGATGATTGCAGCAACATCTACACCAGAGTATTTATCGGGAGGGGCAAGTGCCAGACCAAAACACCAAGAAACGCAATAGATTGTCAGGGCAATAGCAACACCAACAGCAATCCTTTCATAGAGGTCACCTTCATCTGTAATCTCAAACAGGTTTTTCAGGAAGGGTCTAATTACAGACCACAAAAAATCAAAACCGGCATTGATGAAGACCGAAGCCACATTTAATGCCGACTTAAATTTTTCAAGTTTGGTTTTTTCTTGATTCATAGTATTCCTTCTCCTTCAATAACTTGTCTTCTAACAAGCTAATGATTACTTCTCTTTCCCAAGGAATCATATCATCAAGTTCGGTCTGTCTGTAGTAATTTCCGGATACGACGAAAAAATCCATTTTCATCCTGTTCGCCAGATTATCATGACAAAGGCTTAGGAAAAAAAATCCCCGATACCCGAAAACTCTTGCACATGTACCTTTCCACATTTTGGGCAAGTGAATTGTGTTTTATGTTCAAGTTTTGGAAGGTTCTTTACATAATCCGCGAACTGCTCTATGACTGTTGCGGGAAGCGAATCAATCCAATCTCGTTGTTCATTTGCCGGAACGTCAGAAAATTTCGTGACTTCCGAATCTTTTGTTTTTTCATAAACATAATCTATACATTTACGCAGCAATTCAAACAATGCATTTGATGTAGAATCCTCAAGATGCTCCTGAATGGATGAAAGTGTGTTGATATCAGGAACACGCAGTTTCAGGAAAATATTTCCGTCTACCGATATCTCCTTCTTCAGGTTTTCAATATTGGTAACCCTTGCATCCAACAGGTTGATTGAATACTCAATCTTCTGGTTACATGTTTGTCCATCACCAATGTCATTATTGCAGGTCAATGAAAATTCAGAAATCTCACCGACAGATTTTGCTCTCAGGTTCAGGAAGAACCATTCCAAATCGACGCTGCTTAATTCATCTGTCTTGAGGTCTCCATTGGTACAGCTTTCAATGATAGACGACATGGCATTAAAGATTTGTCGGTCTTCTTTCGACTCCATTGCCATCAAAAGGATTTTTTCTTCCCTTGATACAAATGGTCTGAACTTTACTTTTTTTCCTGTCGACGGTATTGTGCATTCATATGTCGGCAGGCTTATCTTTGGTAATGACATGGTATAATCTCCATAGTATTAAATGATTAATTTTATTTCAGGAAACTGAGAATCGAATTGATTCCATTTCCTATGTGCAGCTTGTTTGCTGCATCAAGCACATTCGAATCACCTAGCTGCTCAATATCATCTTTCAATGATTTGAAATACTTGGCACCATCTGTGATGCTGCTTCCATTGTTATAGTATTTATTCACGGTCTTCTGTATTCGGTCAAGTATGTTTCCCGACTCCCCATCCGCATTCTTGTCAACATTTTGTTCCATGAGTTTTAATTCGGCATCCAGTCGTGTCTTCTGAATGGCAAGCCTGTTCTCTGATGCTTGGTCTGCCGTAACTGTTTCTTCTTCCGGAGACTTGAAAGTCTCTAAAGGAAACTCTGCCTCTTCTGCATTGAAGTCCTCAACAATCCACCAAGCATATTTGAATGATGCGTTGAATTTTGCAAGTTCCCCAGAATCGTGGTTAAGCGCAATTGCTGACGAGTTTGATGGGAATGCCCCAATCAAACGAACCGCATAAACGGTTTCCAATTGCCTGTTCAGCATCTTGATAACAATATCCCTTTTATAGTTTATGGGATAGTTGGAATTTCCTGTATTGATACTAACTGCCGTTGCCTGCCAAGCGTCGATTACCTTCTTCTCAAACATGTCGGCACCACAACGAAACTGCATTTGCACCAAATCTGAACCATAGTCGTGGGCAAATGGAACAACAAAGTTGCCAATCCTTGGGTCTATTGTTGGTAGCAACCTGTTCGGCAAGTCTACTGACTCGACATTCATAATAAGCCTTTGTGACATTTCCTTGACACCGGCTGTTTTTAGTTGTGTTCTGACTTCTTGTGAAAAGTTTGGAACTTCAAATTCAATCTGGAAACGGCATAATTGCGCGTAACCATTGGTTTTCATATTCGAAACAAATTGCTCAAACAGTTTTGTTTTTTGGCGATAGACTTCATTCTCCAAGAAATTGCCATTGGTCTGCGAAGCAATAAATTCCGCTTCGGTCAAAGGTGCTTCATTTGGGTCGTAGAGAATTTCTTCTTGTGGATTTGTTGTGTCTGCCATCTTTCGTACCTGTTATTTTGTCATGCTTCTTGACTTGTTCCATACACTGCGCTTGTGTTCCTTGACAAAACGCTCGGTAGGAAGAAACAGGGTGATTTCCCATTCATTAGATGGAACCCTGACCATATTGCTTTTTATATGAGTCCAAAGATAACGCTTCACCACTGGTTTTATTAATTTTTTTCCGGAGAAGGATTTCAATTTTCTCCATGTGATTTCAAGCCTTGTTCTACTGTCATAATTGCTATCTGTTCTCATTTTCAAAATCAGGGCATATAATATTGCCCTTTGCATTGGTGACAGATAGTGCAGGTTAATAGCCAGAAAACCCTTGGCATCCCAGTCTATGATGAACACCATCGGAAACACATCATAGTACGGAAGTGTTTTCTTGTGCTTGGGGTCATAGACGAACATGAACATCTCGCCTGCTTTTTTTGGTTTTATCCTATAGTTGATATAGTCATTCTCAATCAATCTGGCAATGCGTAATCCTCGCTTTTCATTTATTTTACGCATGTTGGTTCGAAGCCATTCCCTTGACGCTGCGGTCTGGCTTGGAATCCCGTTGCTCAATAGGGCTTGTTTGACTGTATCTACGAATCTCATGATGGTATTTATTGAACCTAGCCGAGTTCATCTTCAGTGAATATCAGGAAACCCATGTTCTTTTTTATGCAGTAGGCTTCGGCTGCTGTCCACTTGGCTTGATTGACTTCATAGGTCAGGCATTCATTCAGGTATTTTTGAGTGACCTTGCTTTTCTTCTTTGGTGGCTTGGTCTGGGCTTTTGGCTTGACTTCTATCAGGAATTCCTTGGTTCCTGTTGTGGTTTTTACCTTTATCCAGAAGTCGACAAAATATCGATGGTACTGCCCATCCTTTGGTGATATATAAGGTATGATGCATTCTTCTGATGACCATTCAAGTACACTAGGGTTCTTGTCACAATAAATCATGAACTTGAGTTCCCATGAACTGCTATATACGATGTTTTTCCAGTCTCCCCTATACTTCATCGGGTTTCTTATGGGATACCTTCCCTTATAGGTTCCTCTGTATCCCCTGTTGAACCTTGTCTTTTTTTTCTCTTGTTCAGTAATCATACATAAATAGTTTTGTGTTTTAACGATATTTAGGTACAACTGCCATGGCAGACAATAAAACCAAAACCCAGAAATTGGTTGATAAGGCAAAATCAAATCCCTATCAGAAATACCGCACATTGATATATCCTAACGAACTTGGACAACCAACCGAGGGGCATACCAATTATATGCTCTTTAATATAAATTCTACAGTTTACCAGTCATCCGGAACATCCGATGCCAAGGATTTAGGCGGAAGTGTTGGTATCGTTACACAGTCCCCAACCGGAAGAAACCTGAACTATAACGTAAGTAATTTGGGGAAAATTAAAAAACCCATACCAAGAACCAATGTTTCCATTGCCCTTCCGATGACAGAAACCAGTGTCGGCGCAACCTATGATGCTTCATGGTCAAGTATAGATTTGGGTGTTGCGGGTGGAATGAAGGTAATGGGAACAAGTGTTACCGATGCTGCCAAAGAAATGGCTGAAGAAATTCAAAAAGGTTCTACATTTGCCGCAGAATTTGAAACAGCAAAAGCTGGAATTTCATCCAATGTTAGCCTTGGTCAGGTGGGTATTGCTGCGATGCAGGCAGTTATGGGAGAACAAATAACACAGGCATTCAAACTTATACCAGACAGACAGGCAGAAAATGCCAGACAGGAAGTAATATTCAAGTCTGTATCAAACAGGACATTTTCGTTTAAACATACACTGGTTGCAAAATCACCACAAGAAGCAGAAACAATCCAAGCCATCATAGATACATTCAAATACGCAATGATGCCAAGCCTGCTTGGTGGTCAGAATGGTTATTTCGGATACCCTGATGAATTTGACATCACTTTCTGGCAAGTAGATGGCAATGGCAATGTAAGGGAAAACGACTACATCCACAAGATATCAACCTGTGCATGTACGAAGGTCGATGTTGATTATGGTGGTGTAGGTCGTTATGCTGTCTATTATGATGGAAGACCTGTCGCCATCACATTGAACCTGTCATTCACAGAGCTTGAATTCCTGACAAAAGAACGAATCGAGGAAGGCTTCTAATCATGTCGAAATATTTTGAACGAATTGGTGTTATTGAATATGATGTCTTGCTAAACCATAAGCCAAGAATCATCAAGAACATCATGCAAAAAATCGGGATACATGACAAGATAAAAAACACTAGGGAAGTTTTTATTGACTATCAGGTCGATGAAGGAGAAACGCCGGAAATCCTGTCACATAAAATATATGGGGATGTCAATTACCACTGGGTCATATTGTTGATGAATGATATAGTCAATCCATATTATGATTGGGTAATGACCGAAGATGAAGTCAGGAAGCTGACAAAAAAGAGATATGAATCCGGATATGATGGTTTACATCACTATGTCAATGACGATGGTCTTGTTGTCGATGAATGGAATATTGAAGCAATACCAGTAACCAATCTGGAATATGAGATATCAGAGAACGAGAAGAAAAGAACCATTAAGATTCTTGACCCCGTATATCTGACGGTTGTTGAAAGCGAAATAAGGAAACTGTTCAGGTCATGACAGATACAAAAAACCCAACAGGTCTATACCAGTATGAATTGGTGACTCTGAATATTATCAGTCATTCGGGGAAACGTATCAATATACTATCGATGTTCAGTGGCATTCTTATTGAAGAGGATTTGTTTTCGGCTGGTATGCATGGCGCGATATCCATCAATGATGCTACTGGATTGGCTGATACACTTCCGATTATAGGTCAGGAAAAACTGGAAATTGCATGGAAGACAAAGGGAGAAGATATTGAACCCATCGAATTGACATTTGATGTTATCAGTATTGTCGGGAGAACAAAACTAAAGAAGAGAATGGAAAACTACACATTGGAATTCATTTCGCCCGAAGTGAATGTGAACGCAAAAACAAGGGTTAGCAAATCCTATTCCGGAACCGCATCGGATATTGTCTCGGAGATTTTCATAAAAGACCTGAAGTCCAAGAAGAGACTTACGGTTGAACCGGCAAAACACTTTCAGCGTTTT